TAACGATATTGTATCTAGGCTTGATCGATTGTTGGATAGGGACAAATAAGAAATGCCCCACCCAAGTCGTGACACTCAAGTGGGGCCAGGTTTAATCCACGGGATTAAAATTGATCTCAGACCATCCAAGATCAAAAGTATTTAAACCCACACCAGAAAAATGGATTAGAACCTAAGCTGTTAATAGTCCCCCCACCCGCGATTCCTTGCCTGTGTATTCCAACTCTACACAAGCCGCCATTACTGGGCGGGGGGACTACAGTTTATTTCTATTCTATTAAATTAATTATGTCATTTAATGAGTGCTCTGTAACGGAGCTACTCCTCTGGTTCTGAGTTAATTAAGTTTCTAATTGCTATACCGCCTACAGTTTCAAACTGTGTCCCATTGTCCCAGGCGTCTTCAATCATGCGTATGTATTGTGCTCGAAAGATCCTGTCGATGTCTCCAACAAGCTCCCATCTGCATGTATAGCCCTGGTTCCACCATTGAGGGCATAGTCGAGCAAGTAAGGAGCACGCTTGTTGGTATATAGATAGGGCCGCTTCTCTTGATACAAACGGTATACGCATTTCTATAAGTGCAGCTAGCTCTATTAACTGTGCCGCCTTGTCTGCCTCTAATGCCAACACAAGTGCTACAAGAGTTGCGTGTCGTATTGTTGCGTGCCTTGGGAACAACAGGTCGTGTGCTGTCCACTCAACTGATATTCCTTGTGCAAATGTTAATGCTGTACACTCGTACCCAATAGCAGCAGAGTCTAAGATTCTTTGATTTACAAGGGCCTGTACTATTTTTCTGTACCTGTATTGTGATCGTTCAGATACAGAAGCTTCGTTACCTGGAGTAAGCCTATCTATTACTTCTCTGGCGCATGCATCTGCCCACGCATTAAGCTCTTCTCGGTCACACCCAAGAACGTCAGGCGCGGGTGTAGGTAGCAATACATTTTTGTATCGCCAAAGCTTACCGTCCCTACCTAAGAAGATCTCTTTCCTATTTGGACACATACCAAGAACATGGTTTGTAATACCTATCTGTATCAAACCAGCGTTAAGGATTCGCCACTTAGAACGCTTTCGTTCTTCTTTGTAGTACCAACCTATTGGTATTCCCAATTTGTTTAGGTTGATCCTGCCTTCATAGAAAGATTTGTTTGGATAAACGTCAGTCTTTCTTTTGTATATTCTTTTGCTCGCCACTGCCCATGGCCTCTATGATTTTAATGCAATCCCTTACTGTAAACCCAAGCGCACTCTTAAGTTTTAATAAAGTATTTATTGAAGGGAGCCTGCTTCCAGACTCGTAGTAGCAGATGGACGCGGCTGTCACTCCTACGCGACCTGCAAGCTCGCCCTGAGACATGCCCGCATCATGCCTGCGTCTGCGGAGAACCTCTCCCACCACAAGGGCGAAGCCCTTGTGCGCACCCCGATTGAGACTTTTCACTTGACACCTCGCTTGACCCTGGGTTAACTTCCCGAAGCCGACAAGTCAAGCGGCGAAAAACTAACTTCCCAAGATGGGCTTAAAATGAACCTGAATCCGAAACAAACAGAGAAACTAGTACTAGGTACTCTCTTATTATCTAGTGGTACTAAACTAGTACTCATTGATGATGTACTAAAAGTTAATTATTTTTCTATAGAAGTACATAAGAATATTTATAAATGGGTACTAGATAGGTACTCTTCTGGGCTTCCTGCAGACTCTGTATCCTTAGTAGAAACTGTAGGTTTAAAAACTGTAGAGCAATACGGTGGCGTGTCTTACGTTTGTGGCCTTGCTGACGAGACTGTTCTTGATTCCCAGCTTAGAGAGTACGCTAAAAGGATATCTACATTTAGTAGATTACGAAGACTAAAGCTTGCAGTAAGCGAAGTGCTCGGTCACCTGGAAGACCTTAAGCTTCCACCTGAAAAGATAATTAGTATTGCAGAGACTTCTGTACTTAATGTAAGTGGTGAAGTCGATTCTATAAGAGGCATACTGTCTATCAAAGAAGCTGCCGCTGAACGTAAGTCTTCATGGAAAAAGATTATTGCAGGCCAAGAGGTTGAGTATGTTCCAACTGGCTTTGGTTCGTTTGATGATCACTACGTTGGCTGGCCTCGTGGTTACATGACTATCATCGGTGGTCGGCCAGAGATTGGTAAGACAATGTTTCTTGTGTCTGCTGTCTTGCGTGCAGCACAGTCTGGTATTCCTCAGGGTGTTCTATCTATTGAGATGCCCCGATGGAAGCTCATTGATAGGATGGCTTCAATCATTGCCGGTGTTCCTATTACTGGATTGCATGAGAAGAGCGAGAGCGATGCACAGCGTGTAATGGATGCTGCTGATTCTCTTATGAATGAGCCAATCTTTCTGGATGATGCGTCGTCTACTGCTGACTCTGTTGAGTCTTCTATACGTAGAATGGCAAGGCAACATGGATGCAAAGTTATATGGGTAGACTACTTGCAGTTGATTAGACCACCAGCGCATCTTCCATCTAATCGTAATAGGTCTTGGGAAGTTGATGAGATTAGTGAGATGCTGCGCCGTTGTGCAAAGCAAGAGAACGTGGCAATAGTTTCTTTAATGCAACTTAACCGTGGGACAGAAGAGACCTTTACAGATGGAAGAAAGGGAGTGCCAAGCTCGCATCACTTTAGGGGATCAGACAAGCCTTTGCATGACTCTGCGTTGGCGTTTGGTTTGTATCGACAGTTCCAATACAAAAAGCCGAAGAAGCAGAGCGGTGATGAGTACAGCAATGAAGAACTTGCTGACCTGTTCCAGCCGCTTGAACTCGTTGCTCTTAAAAGCAGGGACCATTCTAAAAAGAGTCTAACGCTATGGTCCAGGCTGAAGCTTCAACGTGTTTACGATGAGCACGACGATGGGTTTACCGCCCCAAACTGGAGCCCTGACTTTATCGCTTGACTGTATTTAAACCTGTTGTTAAGGTGTACCGTGGCCAAGAAGCGTAGAACGGCAGACATAAGTGCTGCTGACTTCAACTATAGAATGCATCTCTTAGCAAAGGCTAAGAACAAGACAGTAAAACAACTACATGAAGAAGCCGGTGTGAACCCTCGACACACCAGGGACATTATTTCAAGAGGGAGAAACCCAACATTCCGCCTCTTAGAGAGGCTCTTAAAACCGCAAGGTATTTCTATTCTCCGGTTTACCGGGGACATAAAAAGCTTTGCTTTATTTCTCAAGAAGGAGAACAATCATGAGTAAGTGGGAAACAATATGCAACAAGCTGGCACAGCCATTCAATGATGAGGATGTGTTCTGGCGTGTAGATAGATCGTTCGGTAGCTGGGCTCGCGTCCTTTGCTATCTAGATGCTCGCGCTGTAATGGACCGACTGGATTCAGTTGTTGGTCCACAAAACTGGAAGGATGAATACAAAGAAACACAAAGCGGAAAGAACATCTGTACTCTTTCAATCCGTGTTGATGGTGACTGGGTAAGCAAGAGTGATGGCGCAGGTAATACAAACATTGAAGGCGACAAGGGTGGTCTATCCGATGCATTCAAGCGAGCAGGAGTAAAGTGGGGCATTGGTCGTCACTTGTATTCCTTGGGAGAAACAAAGGTAAATCTTTCAGAGCAGCGCCCAAGTTGTCCAAAGCATTACCTTGTCGTTGCAAGTAAGCGAGGAGAGAAGACTAAGTACGGCGTTGCCCCATCAATACAAAAAGTGCAAAGCCACCTGTATCCACCGGACCCAAGAGATGCAGCACTTGAAAGCATTCGTTCTGTTCTTCGTAGTGAGTCTGTTTTGCGTGAAAGGATTCCTATTGTAATGGAGGCTGCAACAGCAGAGTACAAAGACGGAAAGTTTTATAGTCTTGGCCGGGACTTCGACCCACATGAACTGTCGGTTGATGAACTTCAGGAAGTGTCTTCACGTTTGTACATTTGGCACAAAGAAGGTGTGTTCGACATTGCAGTTGGAAACTACGAAACCTTCAAAAGCCATCTGATGAAAGCTGAAGCAAAAGAAGGAGGTGAGTGATGCCAGGTAAAAACTGGAAGCGTGAACCTACTAAAGCAAAGCGTGCTGCGGCATTTAAAGCCGAGCAAACAGAAGCTCAAAGCAGGGTCGCTGCGTTGAGTGTAGCAATACGAAGAGGAGATATGGATGAGGTTAACCGATGGTTTGGTCTTCTTAGTGTCTCTTTGGAGTACCTAAACTTTAACGATCCACGACTGGAGAAGTGATGTCGTTTGCCCATAAGTTTCCAACCAGCGTAATGTTGATTGGCTACATAGAAAACGCGAAGAAGCTGTCACCAACCAAAAGCTCAGGCATGAAGGTGGTGGCAAAGCTTTACAATCCGAGCGAGAAGAACAGGAGATACGACCTTCGTATCCCTATAATGGCGCTTGGTAAACCCGGAAAACTTGCAATGGAGTTCAGTAAAAGTGGAGACCTTGTAAGTATAGTTGGCCAAATGGTCGTAGCAAGCAGCCCAAATGGGCTGAACCTTTGTGTTCTAGCAGATCACATTAAAACATTAGATGAGGAATCAGATTATGATATTCCAGCAAGAAACGGATTTAATGGGTAACCACGTTTGGTTGCCAGATTTATCTCAAGTAATAATGCAGAGGCTGTCTCAGCCAGCAAGACTTCTAAGCGATAAGCACTGTGCCAAATCAATAGGCGAGTCTGTACTTAGACAGTTGAATGAGTCTCGTGATGAGACTGGAGGGCTTAGGCTTTCACAAAGCGGGACATGCGTAAAGCAGCTTGCGTATCAGTACCACCATGCTGAAGGTAACGGCATGCAGATAGATGCGGCTTCTAAGATTGCGTTCGTAATCGGAGACATTACCGAATCAATCCTTGTGTCTGCATTGATGGAGGGCTTCGAGCAGTCTGGTCTTGGTCACTTGTATTGTGCTGGTGTTGACCAGGAGACAGTACACTT